CACACATTAGCATGGGCTGTTGAAAACTTCCAGTTCATTGAAGATAAAATTGTATGGCATAAAGGTATACACAAAATGTGGTACAATATTACTGAAGCGAAATTCTATATGGGTAATACTGAAGTTTTAGATGAAGGTTTTGTTAACTTCATTATGGCTGCTGGTATTATTAGATACAATGAAAAGCCAGTTGCTGAAGCATTTGTATATGCTGCAAATAATGCTGAATCATTTGTTAATTTAGACTTTGTTAAAACAGTTAATGAAAATGGTAACCTAATTGATGTTATGAAGTTTGGCGAAAACATTTATATTTCTAGAATTAATGAAGCTGCTAAAATCTATAATTTCTTTAAGGCAAACACTGCAAATGCTGCAGTTGAGTATGTTAATGAAAAGACTAATGTAAACATCACTGAATTTGTTGCTGAATTAGTTGAAGGCGAATTAACTGAATATGTTGATGCACTTGATGAAATTGCAAAGAAGCAAGAAATCATTACATTCTTAAAAGATCAAAGAAACAGATTAGCTGAAGCTGATAAATCAATTGAAGAAATCAATGCAGCAGACGCACTTATTGAAAGTGAGATTGCTAAATTTGAAACTGAAATTAAAGAATTAAAAGCTACGCTATAATGCAATCTAAATTTATTAAAACATTTGAGCAATTTGTAATAAACGAAGAAGAAATCTCAAGATCAACTGGTTATGTACCGGGTTCTTTGAAAAAAGAATTTGAAAATTTACCAGCGGGTACTAAAGTATCTATTGACGCTTTGAATTATTCTCAATCTGCAAACGATGACCTTGTTATTTGTTTTACCGACTCTAACGAAAATATGTTAAGAGTCCCTAAATCAAAACTAGTGCTGGAGGACGGCGAAGGCATTTAATTTGCTCAAATATTATTAAAGTTCTTTAGGATTCTATTCCTTTGGATCAAGCCCGGTAACCCCGGGCTTTTTACTTGTGTCTCTTTTGAAACACTTAATGATAACTATCGTATAATAAGTAATAATATTAATAACAACTACACTAATCGTGGCTAGAAAAAAGAATTATTTAAATAACAAAGACCTTTACGCAGAGATTGTAAAGTCAAAAGAACAGGATAAGCTGACGCCGACTGCTGAAAAAATGCTTATACTATTGGCTGAAAACGCAATCCGTAAAATGTCATATGTTTATAATGATGATAGGCAAGATTGTTTACAGTTTGCTATACTTGATCTTTTAAAGTACTGGCGTAACTTTAATCCAAAGTACCCTAACGCATTTGCATACTTTACGGAGATTGCGAAACGTGGCTACGCTAAAGGTTGGAATAAAATTCACCCGGTTAAATATAAAGATACAATGTCAATTGATAGAGCAGGTGCTAAACCAGGTGAAGAAGGTGGCTTGTTTTCTATATAATGTCAATCAAGAAGGTTCGCCCTACAAAAAAGTCTAAGTTTATACAAGGTTATTTTAAACCTAATAATCCTTCAAAATATGTAGGACCTGAACCTATTATATACAGGTCATCTTGGGAACGTAAGTTTATGATGTGGTGTGATAATAACGAGCTTGTTATTATGTGGTCATCTGAACCTGTTGAAATACCGTATTGGTCAAAACTTCATAAAAAGCAACGTAAGTATTATCCTGACTTTTATATTAAAGTTAAAAAGCACGATGGCGAAATTGACCATATCCTTATAGAGATTAAGCCAGAGGCTCAAATCAAAAAACCAAAACCACCCACTAAAAATTCTAAAAAAGCTTTAGACAATTACAGATTTCTTGCAGAACAGTATGTAATTAATAAGGATAAATATATTGCGGCACAACACTTTGCTAATGATAGAGGTTGGCGGTTTGCTGTAATGACAGAAAAGTCTCTTAAATAATGGGTCAAATTAAAAAAGACATTCAAGCTTTAGTTTCAGAATTAGGTTCTAAATCAAATGCCATTAAGGAATCAACTAAATGGTATTCAACATCGTTGTCAGCTTTTAGAAATAAAGAGGTTGTTAAGTACGGTGAGCGATTCAGACCTGGTAAGATTTATGTATTTAGGTATGATAACCCCATTACAGAAAATATAGAATGGTGGGATAGAAATCCAGTTGTTTTAGCCTTAGACCCACATAAAAGCAACGATGTCGGTATAAATCTAAACATGCTTCCACAAGATGTAAAAGAAACATTACTGGATGATTTACATATAAGATTAAATGGGCAGATAAAAACCAACAAAACAAGGTCGCCTAATAATGCATCGGGTCAAGGTCAATTAAACCTAACATATGCCGGTGCAAAACGTTATTTAGACAAGTTTGGTTGTGGTTTTGCTATAAGACAATATAAACCAAACTTAAAAGCTAAACAAGCTGTGGTGTCTTATGAGAACTGGTCAAAGATTGTACTTTGTGATTTTGCAGATTTTGAAGGTATTTCAAGAGGTGCGATAATGGCGATGTATAAAAAGTATTATAATAATAAGAATATATAAACAAATTAAAGCAATTAAATGGCAGGTTTTGTAAATCCAAAAAATGGACCTCTTTCTTACGGTAAGAGACCATTTACTTTAAGTACGGCTCTTAAGAGTCTTTCGTCGTTTGGAATGTACTATGATGACATGGTACTTCGCCAATCACAGGCAATTGGCCCAGTAGAAGATGCATTAGGCTACGGTCAAATGAACATGATGGGTGTTGACAATGACGATATGTACAGTGCATTCGCATCGCTGTCAATGGCTGATACTAATATGCGTAAATCAATCCCTCTTTTTGATAGGGATTACGAATCTAAGAGAGAAGAGCTTAGAAAATTTTCGCTAAATGATGAGATTGAAGATATACTTGATATCCTTTGTGATGAAACAATGGTATATGACGAAAAGAATTTCTTTTGTTATCCAGATATTATTGGCTTAGATGTATCTGATGAGGTTGATGCTTATTTTAAAAGGTCGTTCAGACAGATTTATCAATACTTCGGATTTAACGGTGACCAATCAGCTTGGTACTTTTTTAGAAAGTTCCTGATTGACGGTTATTTGTCTTTTGAAATTATTTATAACGAAGAGCAAACTGAAATTATTGGGTTTAAAGAGATTGACCCTATTACTTTAATGCCAGGTTTTAATAATGATGATGGTAAAAAGGTATGGATTCAGTTTAAGGATAATCCAATGAAGGAAAGAGTACTTTATGATTCACAAATCATTTATATCTCTTATTCTTCTATTACAACAGTATCTAGAGTTTCTTATGTTGAGCGTTTGATTAGAGCGTTTAACTTGATGAGAATTATGGAACACACTCGTGTAATTTGGGCAGTTACTAATGCTTCATTTAGAATGAAGTTTGTTATCCCAATGGGTGGTAAGTCTAAGACAAGGGCTAAACAGTCTCTTGCACAGTTAATGAACAACTATAAAGAGGTTGTAGACTTTGATTGGGAATCAGGTACATTAGAGACTGATGGTAAACCAATGCTACAATTCTCAAGAGAATACTGGTTACCTTCTAAAGAGGGTGAAACTCCAGAAATCGAAACGCTTGGTGGTGACGGACCTGACCTTTCAGATACAGAAGCACTTAAGTACTTTGCAGATAAATTAAAGCATGTTTCTAAAATTCCTTATAATAGATTCATGTATGAAGATGGTGGTGGTGATTTTAATCTAGCCGCTGATGGTATGATTAGAGATGAAATTAAGTTTTCTAAGTTTATTAGAAGACTTCGTTCAGCATTCCAAGAGGTATTGGTTAAGCCAATGTACTTACAAATGTGTTTAAAATATCCTGAGTTTGCTAATGACCCACAATTTAGAACTCAAATTGCATTAAGATTCAACGAGGAGAATATGTTCGCTGAACTTAAGAACATGGAAATCATGGAAAGAAGACTAGACTTTATTGGACAAATGAGAGATAACTTAATGGTTACCGACCCAATGACAATGGAAGAAGACCACTTCTTTGATATGGACTTCTTAGTTGACAAGTATCTAAAACTATCACCAGACGATAAAGAGGCAAATGCTGCATATAAGGCAAGGTCAACTGAATCTGAGGCCGGTGAAGAGCCAGAAGACCCAATGGGTGCAATGGGCAT